CCACTCTCGTCCGTTACACGATCCCCGAGAACGCACTCGCAACCGAGGCCGCACAGCTGGCTCTCGACCCGAGCCGTGCCGCTAACGTGTTCCGCTACCTGTACAGCAACATCGACAGCAGGGCGCACACCGTCGGAGGTCTTGTGTACCAGGTGACACGTTCGCTTACCAACAACTGGGAAGATTACCTTGAGGACAAGTCTCTCGGCTTCACTCTTCAGGTTGCAGAAGATGGCAAGAGGGAGTTCCGTTACAGGGGCATTCCGATCATCATCCGTGATGACTGGGATAAGAATATCCGTGAATGGAACGACCAGGGCGCAACCCTGCTCTATCCTCACAGGGCAATTCTCACACCCATCGGGAACATTCCTATCGCTACCTCTGATGAGGGCAGCATGACCTCGCTGGATGCTTTCTACGACAAGGTGACGAAGAGCCATTATGTTGACGTGGCATTCTACCTCGACACGGTTCTGCTTCAAAACGAACTCATTGCTGTAGCATACTAAGAAAGGAGGACAAGAAGATGAAAAAGTTATTCGCAATTCTCATGCTCGTCGCCTTTGCCTTCAGTGTGCAGGCACAGGACGCAACAATCAAGAAGTCCGGCCTCGCCGGTTACTTCCTGACCACTCAGGCTGCAAAGGTTGCCGCCTACAACTATGTCGTCAAGGTTGATGTTGACGCCCCGTATTATTACAGTTACGGCGTGAAGCTCATCGACAACACCGGAAGTAATACCGCGTCGGTTGTGCTGGCGGGGTCGCTTGACAATACATACTACAAGACTATCACCACTGTCGCATACACAGGCAACGGCGCTGATACTACCATTATAGGTAATATCACAAGCTCGCCCCTGTCGTACCCGTATCTACGGTTTACAATTACTCCGACGGATACAATGTGGGTGAAGTCAGTGTTTATTAACGTCTTACCGACAAAATAAAACAGACATGGCTTGCGCATCCAAAATAGCAGCTACGATCACCAACTCCTGTACCAACAGGCCATCAGGCGGTCTTGAGCCGAAGATGTGGGCGATCAACCGGGCCGATGCAACCTTCACAATGGACGGAACCACGGAAACCAAGTGTACTGCCATAGCAATGGCAGGCGTAACGCTGGCCTATCCTGTGACCGCTGTCAAGAAGGAAGCCAATATCGGTGCCGATGCTGTTATTGCCGACAACTTGCCCAACGCTTTCAAGCATTACTTCTCCTTCCAGCCTTATGACCGCAGCGCCGCGGGAGTGAAGGCAATGGATGACATGACAGATATTGTCATTATCGCCGAACTGAAGGGAAAGAAAACCGAGGGTTGCTTTGTGATCTTCGGGCTTGAGACCGGGCTTCATCCTTCGGGACTGAGCTACAGGGCAAACGACAATAACGGCATACCTACCTACGAGTTTGCAACCCGTGACGGTGAGGAAGAATCTCATTCACGCTACATATTCTGGGATACCTCTTACGCAACGTCACTCGCAGCACTCGTCGCTCTTGAGTCATGATCTCATTGACTGAATTACTCGCTTACCCGGTGGAGGAGGTTTTAACGACCCCTCCACTGCGGCAGGCGGTAATCACTTATACCAGGAATCTCTTTTATGGAGGTTCGCCCGTATCAGCCTGTGACAGTTCTGTACGGACATATTACCGGAGGCTCACACTTGAAGGCCTCGAAAAACAAAAAAAACTTGACAGCATGAAATACCAGCTAAAACCCGGAATTTTTATAGTATTCAACGGACAGAGTTATAACGCATCTACCATAACCGATGCGATAGCCGAAGAATACCTGGCGAAATTCCCGAAAGCCGCGGCCAACTTTATCATTAAAGAAGATGCCGCAGAAACAGAGGCCAAAACTAAGGCTCCCCGGAAGAAAAAATAATGATACCCGCAACGTATGGACCAGGTATCAGAAAGACGTTCAGTCGAGAGACATTCGTTAGGATCAGCAAGGAGGTTGACGCTCGTTGACCTCCCTGCTCCTTTCATCTTAAAGCCCGTCAAGGTTGACGGTATCGTATCCTATGACATAGACAACGCCTATCCCTCACGCATGGAGAGGCTGATCAACTCATCTGTCACCTCCAAGTCTGCTGCCGGTATGTACGCACGCTTTCTCTCCGGGCAGGGCTTCGCAGATGAGAGTTTGAATAATATTGTTGTCGGGGTAGAAAATTATAAGAAAATCACCGCACTTGACCTGCTGCGGAAAATTGCAAGGTCAGTGGCCTACTTTAACGGCGTGTACGTCCGGGCACAATACACCGGGTACAACCCTTCGGGATTCAGAATTGAGCCGTTCCGCTACTGCCGCCTCGGTGAGATGGATGACAAAGACTTCAATGCAAAGATTGTTGTCTATAACAACTGGGACAAATGGCGATCACAGAAACTTGAGAAAGGCAAATATATAGCTGTCGATGTGTGGAATCCTATCAAAGAGGTTATCGACGCACAGGTGGCCGCTGCTGGATCATTCAATAAGTGGAAGGGTCAGATGTACTACTCGTTCCTTGACGACGAATACATCTACCCGCTCTCTCCTATCGACGTCACCAAGTGGGACGCTGACACGGAATCGCAGATAGCCATCTTTAAGAACGGCGAGTTAAGACGGGGCTTTTTCCTGAAGTACATCCTTCATCACACCAAGTTCAACACCGACGATGAAGCTGATGACTTTGTAAAGAAGATGCAGGGCTTTATGGGCGGCGACCATGAAAAGGCAATGATGGTCCTCGAGGGTAGCTTCGGCCCGGACGGTAAAATCATTGATGGTGAAAACGTCAAGCTCGAAAAGATTGAACAGAACATCAATGACAAGATGTTCGAGGGATATGAAAGCTCAACACAGAATGCTATCAGAAAGGCGTTTAATGCCATCCCTCAGATACTCATTGACTATGAAACCTCACAGCTCGGCACCACCTCCGGGGAAGCCCTGAAGCAAGCGGCAGAATTTTACAACGCCATGACGGTTGACGCCCGGATGAAGGTCACCCAAATCTTCGACGAGCTGTTCAAGAACTTCATTGACCCGGCGCTTCGTGGGCGTAACTGGGAAATACGTGAACTGGATTTCACACCTAAAAGTGTAACCCCCGCAACACCCGTACAGCCATGACGATACTATGGACACAAAGCGATCAGACTACTATCCGGCCCATCTCGGCCAATAACCTCACCCGGAAGTTCGACAGGCTTGCAGAATTGACGCAAGTGAAGGATCTCAAGCCATTGCTTGGCTATGACATGTTCCAGGATCTCATTCAGAACTCAGGGACAACCGCCAACGCTGCCCTTTTAGCCGGTGGCACCTTCACCTATAACGGCGTAACGTACACCTTTGACGGCCTGAAATACGTCCTTGCAAACTTCTTTTTTGCCAATTACATCGTCGATAACCTTGAGGATACGTTCACGGGTTTCGTCACAAAGTCAAACGAGGACAGCCAACCCGCCAGCGCAGGGGACAAAAAGAACCTGCGGGATCTCGCCGTCGAAACCGCAATGCAATACTGGGAGGACTGCAAGAAATACATTGAGGCCAACGCCTCGGACTTCCCGAAATACAACTGTAGTAAACCAAGAAATAACAGACTAATAACAATATAATCATGAATGAATTAGGAAAACTTTCAGGAGCGGGCGGTTGCCAGATCATCAACGCAGCCGGGACCTATGCGGTAGCCGCCGGTACACTTATCCCCGGAGTGGTTATGATTAAGGTTGTCACCGGGGCTGCAGCTGCAATAACAGCCCTGAAAATACAGCCCGAGGGCAAGACGGCCATTGACCTCCCTGCGGTGAATAAGATCGTCAACACTGACCTGTCGTCAATCACCGAACTGCTGACATTTAAGCATCCGGTCAGTTCAATCACCGTTGCTGCCAATGTGGTATTAATCGCTTACGCCGGATAAGATGGACAGGCTGAAAAACTATCTGCTGTTCGGCGCTATAGCGGCATTGACACTTATCTGCGTGGTGTTGCTCACCGACAAGGTTAGGAGCCGTGAGGACATGAGCTTCAGCCGTGCCATTGACACCGTGAACATCGGGACAACCCCAAACGACGGGACGGGCGACCCCTTGCGGACCGCCTTTGCAAAAATCAATGATGTGATAATCATGCTCGACAGTCTTGACATGGAACTGCTGACCAATGATGAGATGCAGGCTTTGAAAGACATGGAAGACCTGACCGATGCAGTGCTGTTTCACGTGGGAGATACTACAGTGACCGCTGCTGTGGGGAAGGT